CGTCGCGCATGTCGACCCGGGGGCCAACAACGCGGCATTGGGAATCAGCGTCCTTGGTAATGCCATCACGATCTCTCTGGCGACCGGTGAAGCCGGCGCGATCACGTCGACGGCGGCAGAGATCAAGGCGGCTGTCAACGCGCATGCCGCCGCCTCGAAGATTGTCACCTGCGAGGACGAAGGGGCCGGCGGCGGTGTGGTCAACGCGGTTGCCGCGACGTTCCTGACGGGCGGGGTGAACAAGACCTACTGCCATTTCAAGGCCGCCGGCATCCGGGCGAATGCGGCGGTGACGGTGTCCCTGCTGGAAGGCTATACCAAGGCCGGTGGCGATACCGTATCGACGTTGACTCCTGCCAACCGCAACCGGATTTCGACAATTGCTTCGACGCTGACCTGTACGGGTGGCACGGACGTGACGCCGACGCAAGAGGCAGTCTATGCCACGCTGGCAACGGCAGCCATCGGTGCGAATCTGCCGACGCATAAGGCCGGCGGTGATATTTCCTCGGCAGAAGAGTGGGTTCTCAAGCCTGGCGGGAACTACTGCGTTGCCGTTGCCAACTCTTCCGGCGGGGCCGCTTTGGTCAGTTATGAGTTGTTCTGGTACGAGGAGGCCTCGGCCTGATGCCCTACTCCGCCGCCGATCTTGACGCTTTCCTTGACGCCTTTGAGGCGCGGCCTTTTGCCGTGCGCCTGAATGGCGTGCTGGTGAAGACGGTGCGCGGGATCTGGCGGCGGCGGACGGAGATGGTCGGCCAGGGTGGCGAGCTGGTGGTCATTCCATCGGCGCAGTGCAAGGAGTCGGATCTGGACGATGTGACGCGCAACTGCACGTTGACCGATACGACCACCGATATCGAGTACCGGATCTATGGCGAACCGGTTCCGCAGAACAGCGGCTTTGCGCTGGTTGGGCTGGTGAAGCGATGAGCAAGCTCGGCGACATTCTCGACGCTCTGGAGACGGCGCTGGCCGGGATCACCCAGGCCAACGGCTACCACACCGACGCCGGCCTGCATGTTCACCTGCGCCGCGAGTTCGAGCTGGAGCCGCCGGAAAAGCCGGCGCTGATCCTGTGGCCCGGGGATGTGTCGTCTGGGATCGATGGCGATGTGCCGCCGAGTCTCGGTGAGGAGAACCACCTGCTGCCATTCGAGATCGAGGGGTACATCACCTGTAACGAGCGCGGCGACGAAACCGAGGAACTGCGGCAGGACATTCTGAAAGTGCTGCGGGCAAACGAAGATTTGGGCGGTGAGACCGAGGGATACAGCGGCAACTTGAGCAGCACCTTTGAAGTCATGCAGGCCGGAGACGGGGGGATGCTCGGCCATGTCCAGGTAAAGGGCACGATCTTTTTTTGCACACTCTACGGGAGCGAGGACTGATGGAACCTCTGCAAGTGGCGGCGATGTTTATGGTGGGGCTGATCATGGTGGAAGTGGTCAAGCTGGCTACCGCGCGCGTGTTCAAACGGACGATTGAAACCGAATATGTAACGGTCGAGGCGTGCAGCCGCTGCCGGGCGGAGTGTTCCAAGAACCGCATGAACGGGTCGACGACGATGCAGGAGAACATCAAGAAGCTTGGCGAGAGCATCGACATCCTGCGAGGCATCCTGCTGGTGCTGGCCGTCAAGGTCGGCGTCGAGGAAGACACGCTCAAGGATCTGGCCAGCCGGCGGGGGATCGGCCCGTGAACATCCTGATCGACGCCGGTCACGGCCTGCCAGATCCCGGCGCGTGTTCCAACGGGATGCGCGAAGCGGACTATGTGATGGAGGTGGCGCGCTACCTGATGCACTACCTGCAGTCGGTTGGGCACCGGGCTCACCTGACGCGCAACTCGGAGGCTGGTTTGGCGTTTGCCAAGGGCACCGATCTGGCGGAGCGCTGCAAGGTCGAGCACAACTGGCGGCCTGACCTGTTTGTCAGCCTGCACTGCAACGCGGCGGCCAGTGGCGCGGCGCGCGGCTTCGAGGTGTGGACTTCGGTCGGCGAGACGAAATCAGACCAAGCGGCGGAGTTGATCATCAACGAGTTTCACAAGGCTTTTCCGGATCGGGTGCTGCGCCGGGATTTTTCGGACGGCGACCAGGACAAGGAAAGCGATTTCTGCGTGTTGGCCGGGACGCTTGGTCCGGCGGTGCTGGTCGAGCTCGGTTTTCTGACCAACGCCGAAGAGGCGCGCTGGCTGCGCGAAAATCAACTGGCGATTGTCAAGGCGCTGGCGGCTGGCGTTGAGGCGTTCGCGGCACAGAGGGAGGCGGCATAAATGGGCACCGAGGCTTTGCTGGCGATGATCATCCCAGCGCTAATGCCGGCGTTGACCGATGGCGTGAAGGGTCTTGCACAGAAACTGTTTGGCGGGACCAAGCCGGTGAACGTGGATGACCAGGTTAAACTGATGACCGCCGAGGTGAGCAAACTGCAGGCGCTGGCGGCGCTGGATGCGCCGGCGGGAAATATCAGCCAGTGGGTGGCGGACTTCCGGGCGTCGTTCCGCTACTTTGCGGCAGCCTGCATCATCCTCGGCACGCTGTTTTTCGTGCTGCTTTACTTCTGGTTCACTTTTACCGATCCGCAGAATGCCGCCCTGGACAACCTGGTGCCGGTGCTCGATGTGTTCAGCCAAATGTCGGCGTCGGTGTTCGCCTTCATGTTTGGCGACCGGATGTATCTGAATTTGAAAACCGCAAGGAAAGGATAAAGCAATGGGCATGCTCACGGTCAAGGCAAAGGGAAACCTCGGCATCCATCCGGTTTACGGGGAGATCGTCGAGGGCAGGGAATACGAGATCGACGAAAACGATTTCGGCGAGGAGCTGTTCGTGCGCGTGCCGGTTGAGGCGGCGGCGCAGAGCGATAACCAGCAGCCGGCCGCGTCCGGCAGAGTCAAGGGAGGCAAGTGATGGGCGGTCTGGCTGGAACGGAAATCAAGGCGGCGTTCAAGAAAGCGTCCGCCTGGGGAACGGCGGTGGCCTGCGGGGCAAATGACGGCATCCTGCTGCTGCCGACGTCGGTGAAGCGCAGCGCCGAGGTATCGATCGACGATTCGCTCGGTACGTTCTATTCGAAAGACGGCACGCCCGGGATGATCAACGTGGGCGGTGATATCCCGGCATACCTGCGCTATGACGGCCAGGTTCTGGCGATGCTGGCGCAGTTGATGGGTTCAAACAGCGCTCCGGCACAGCAGGGCGGGACGGCGGCCTATACGTCGACGCTCTCTTTCGCCACCGCGCTGGACGGCATCTTCGGCACGTTTGCGATGAACATGAAGAACTACATCCGCGAAGTGCCGTCGCTGAAGATCATCGGGGCAACGATCAAGGGTGAAGCCGGCAAGCCTCTGGAGATTTCGTTCCAGACGCTTGGCGACAACTTCGTGATCGATAGCGCCGTGAACACGCTGTTGACGTTCGCCAACGTGACCTACTTCGAAACCGCCAACCGGGTGCGGTTCGCTGACGGGGTATTCCGGATCAACGACCAGACCGCCGCCGCCTTGGACGACACGATGAAAGTCTATCCGTCGTCGTTCGAGATCAAGATCATGCGCAAGCTCGAAGGCCGCCATACCGGTCAATATCTGACGACGGCAGGGTCGGCGAAGCAGGAGCTGATCGACGAGCCGCAGACTTCTGGAATGCCGGAAGTAACGGTGAAGCTGACGTTCCCGCGGCACACGGCAACCACCTGGATGTCGGCACTTGGCACAGACACCCGCAAGAAGATGGACATCAAGTTCACTGGCGGGCTGATTGCTGACACCTATTACCGCTACATCCGGTTCCTGTTGCCGAACCTGCAGATGGTTGACGACGAGGTGACCGACGAGCAGGGGATCATCACCGAGCCGATCTCGTTCATCGCGCACGGGTGCGACGTGGCGCCGGCTGGATTCTCCGCGCTCACGCCGATCACCATCGGCTTGATGAACCGCAGATCCACCAGCTACCTGGCGTAAGACATAACTGCTATGGGGCCTGGCCCGGCCCCGCATTTTTCGAGAAAGTGAGTGAGTGCAATGATTGATGTATCCATTCTGAGACGGCCGTCCGAAGATCGCGTCCGTAATATCCCGATGTATGGCGGCGAGGCCAGTGTCGATGTGTTGTACTGCGGCCGGGAAGAAATGAACCGGATTCGCCAGACGGCAGCCGATTTGATCAAGGGCGGCATGACTTCGGAAGATGCGCACAATGCGGCCTGGGGCCGAGTGGCGCTGATCGGTTTCACGGGTTTTTGCGACGAGGGTGTCGTGCTGAAAGTGTCCGACGAGGCCCGCGACCTGCTCATGCTCGGCAGCTCCGAAGTGCGAACGACGGTGATTCAGGGCGCCTCTTCGCTCAAGGCCAATACGGAAAAAAACTGAGAGACCACCTGTTGGCGCGTTTCGACTATCCGGGGGTCTCGTGTCAGACCTGTCGGGAGGCGGAGCGGGTGGATGGAGCCGAACCGGATTGTCGGCGCGGAAAATGTCTCATCCCGGCGGTTGACGGCGACGGCCGCAGAATTCTCGGGTTACATAATCTTTTGCAGCAACTGGACGGGTTGGTTGATTCAAGGACGGTGCTGGAATTTGCCGATGCGGATCTGAACGATCTGATCCTGCTGGCGGAAGTCAACACTCTGCTGCGAAGCGCCAAGGACATGACCCATGGCTAAGGACGTCAAACTCATTATCGGCGGGGATGCTAGCGGCGGGGTTCGGGCGCTGGAGTCTCTAGGCGCGTCCGGCAAAAAACTCCTGGCCAACCTCAACACGCTCGACCTGGCGCAACGCCGCCTCGATTCGTCCGCCAGTTCGCTGTCCAGTTCCTACGGAGCGCTCAGCGGCATTCTGGCGACGGTCGGGGCCGGCAAGATTGCCAGCGATATGTTCCAGGTCAACCGTGAGTTCGGCAAACTGCGAGCCGGTCTGGTTACGGTGACCGGTTCGACGGCGGCGGCCAACGAAGAATTTTCCCGCCTGCAGGATTTCGCGGCAAGAACCCCGTATCAGCTGAATGAAGTGGTGGCCGCGGCAACGCGGTTGTCGGCGTTGAACATGGATGCGTCGACCGAGGCTCTGGAGAGCTACGGCAACACGGCCAGCGCAATGGGAAAAAGCATGATCGACATGATCGAGGCGGTAGCCGACGCCTCGACAGGCGAATTCGAACGGCTGAAAGAATTCGGGATCAAGGCGAGTGCCGACGGCGACAAAATCATTTTCACTTTCCGCGGGATCAAAACCGAAGTGGCCAACACGGCCGACGAAATCACCAAGTATCTGCTCAAGATCGGGCAGACGGAGTTTGCCGGTGGGATGAAGCGGCAGATGGACGAAATTGACGGGGCCGCCTCGAACCTGGCGGACACCTACGACAAGCTGCTCACCAAGACGGGAAAGGAACTACCCATTAAGGATGGTCTCCAGGCCGCCAGCGGCGCCCTTGAACTTCTTGCGAATAACCTCGACGTGGCCGCCGTCGGTATGGTGGCAATGACGTCCGGTGCGGTCGTCACTAACCTCGGCACGATTTCAGGGCTCTTTGCAAAGATGGCCGGATCGGCGGCGCTGATCGGCGCGGCGCAGGCCGGGCTGGTCGGCCTGGTCGGCGCCGGGTCTTATATGTTGGCAAAGGAGGCGTTGAGTTGGGGAGACGACACATTCTTTGGCGGCAATCTTGGCTATGGTGAGAAGAAAACCAAGGATGCACAGGCGCGGGCCGATGCTGCTCGCAAGGCCAGGGAAAAACGGGATGCGGCCACCAAGGGTGCCATGGAGTTCGGCCCGGCGGCGCTTGGTGAGGATACGCTCAACAAAATGCGGCAGCAGGAGGCCAAGGCAACCGAGAAGCGCCTGCAGGAAATCGCCAAACACAACGAGCGCATCATTGATATCGAGAAGAAGGCAGCCACCGAGCGTCTGAAACTCGAAGAGGAATTGCTGCAGAAGAAAACCGACGCCTACAAGGCGGCGGTGGATAGCTATGACAGCCTCGTCAATGCGCGGATGGATGTCAAAAAGCAATTTTCAGATCTCGACCCTGCTCAGGGGAAAGTCGCCACCGATCCGCTGAACGATTACCTTGACAAGCAGGACGAGCTGGACCGCAAGGAAAAAGAGATTGCCAGCAATTTCGGTATGAGTGCCGAAGATAAGGCGAAAGCTTATGCCGACCTGGCGGTCGAGGCGAAAAAATACAACGAGTCGGTGACGATCGACGGGCAGGAAGTGCTCTCGCAGTTCCAGGCCGAAGAGGATTATCTGGAGCGCAAGAAGCGTCTGCAGGAGGCAGCAAACAAGCTGCTTGACGACGAGGAGACAAAGCGCTTCAACGCGGCGGTCAATGCCGCCGACCAGATGAACGAGGCCACGGAAAAACTGTCGACATACCGGGCTGAGATCGAAAATCTGGAGACCATTCTCGACCGGCTCAACAACAAGGAAATCAACATCATTTTCAAGGCCAACGGGATCGGCCAGATCCGCGATACTCTTGGCTATGGTGTTGGCGGGCATACGCCTGGCGATGGTGTCGGACCAATGCCTGGCGGTGGTCAGGACATCAATGCACCGTTCGGTTCTTACTTCCCTGGAGGTGGCGGTGGCGACCATACGCCTGGCGACGGGGTCGGGCCGATGCCGCAACCGGCAGCAGCAACAACGGCCAGCAACTCAATGTCGATTTCTGCGCCGATCAACGTGCAGATCAGCGGCGGATCTGGGTCTGCCAAATCGGCGCAGGCAATTGCCAGCGAGATCGCGCGCAAGGTCGTGCCCGAATTGAACCGACTCAAGCCGAGGTTCACCTGATATGGCGAATGCAACTTTCGTCAAGGGTGGCACCACCCTGACCTTTACCCGCGATCCAGGGTATGCGCCGACGGCTCTTAACTATCTGCAACCGATTGCGCAGGCAACGGGTGGGCACCTGGTGGCGCAGGATCTGGCCGCCACCGAGAAGATCCTGACGCTGTCCTGGCCGCGAATGCCGCTGGCCGAGGTGGCATCGTTGCGGTCGTTTTTCACCGATACGGCCGACGGGATGGCGCAGACGTTTACCTATACGGATGTGCGGGGCGTGGCGACAACGGTGCGTTTTGCCGATCAGGAGCTGGCGGTGGCTGAGAGTGCGCCCGGGTCGGCAGCGGTGACGGTGCGGCTGGAGGTGGCGGCGTGAACCTGTTGTCGGCGGCGACGCCGTGGGACTACGCGGTTTTTGAGCGGGCCAGCGCGCCAAATAATGTGGCGCGCTATTCAACCGCGGCCGGGGTGCGCGGTCTGCTTGTTGAGGATGCAGCGAATGCCGGCGCAGTCGAAACCCTGAAAATTCCGATCAGTGCTTTTCAAACGGCGCAGGGGAGTTTCGAAATTGTCTTTTCGCACGCGCATGCGCCGGCCACAAACGGCAGGATTTTTACTGTCGGAGCCAGCAGCGCCGCGCCGTTTACCGATGATTGCTTTCTGGTGCGACGGAACAGCACCAACGCCAAGCAGTTCCAGTTGCTCTGTTATACCTCGGGAAGTTCGACGCTGGTCACGGTGACGGCGACGATGACCAACGACATCACAACCGACCGGCGCTATTACCTGGGTATCACCTGGGATATGGCGGCGCTGACGGTGACGTTGTCGGTGCGCGATCTGGTCAGCAATGAGTGGGTCACGACCAGCGGGACGCTGGTGTCGAATGCCATGAGTTTCGCCGACGAAACGCACGTCTGGATCGGGCGCGGCAAGTCGCCGACGGAGGTGCTTGGCAATCTGGCCATTGAGGAGCTGCGTCTGTCCGGTCAGGATCGGTCGGTGGCGTCGTTGCTGACGGCCAGCTATCAGCGCCTGGCGCTCGATGCGAACACCACCTGCCTGCTGACGGTGCCGGTTAACGGCGAGGCGTTGGCGGTGCGCTGGTCTGACGGCAAGTCGGTGCAGTTGCCAACGGCGGCGGCGCGGCCCGGGTCGCGGTCTGACCAGGTGCGCCAGATCAAGACCAGGGACAGCGCCGGGAATGTCTATGTCTATGGCAAGGGGCTGCTGCGGCGCGTCAACCATCAGATGGTCTGGTCGCGGGTCAGCAGTACGGTCAAGACCCGAATGGAAACGCTGCTCGGCACCCATGCTGGCGGGACGCGCAATCCGATGGTGTGGATCGACCATGAACTGGCGTCGCATACGGTGCGGCTGGATGGCGGGCAGGCCGGTTTCGATCCGGCGGGCGGCGGCAACTGGCGGGCGTCGCTCGGGCTGTTCGAGGAGGTCGCGTGAAATCGTTTCCGGCGGCGTTCACGACGCAGAAAAACACCAAGGCCGGGGCCAAGCCGGTATGGATCCTCAAGATCACCGTCAACGCGGTTGACTACTACCTGGCCGACGATGCGTTTACGATCACCAACTGGGGCGGCAATACCATCACGACGAAAGCCTGGGTGCAAAGCTGGGGGCAGGTCCGCGAGGGTCTGTCCGGGGCAATCAACGAGATCCGGCTGGCTGATATGTCGGTGACCTGCCTGGTCGATCCGGACGAAGCGACCAACATGGCGACGCTGGCAACCGGCAGCCATCCGCTGGAGAAGTCGGCCTGCTCGCTTTACCTGTGGTTCCACGGCCTCGATGCGTCGACGGCGCCGCCGCAGGAGATGCTGCGCGGCTACATCAAGGACCCGGTGGAATTGCCCGACGAGCAAACGGTGGTGCTCGGCATCGAGGACGAAACGACGCGGCTGTTCCAGCGGTTTATCGGCACCGAAATCGATCTGACAACCTACGCCAACGCCGACCCGGACGATGTCGGCAAGATCATCCCCCTGCCCTACGGCGTAGTGCGCAACGTGCCGGCGCGGGCGACGGTGGCTGGTTTGCTGACAACGCTCAAGGCCGACATCACCGCCGGGGCCACGACCTGTTACGCTGCGAGGTCTGACGGGATCGTGGCCAATACCACCAAGTTCAAGATCGGCAGCGAGATCGTCAAGGTTACCGCGATCAACGGCACGACCAAGGAGCTGACGATTTCGCGGGCGCAGGACAGCACCAGCGCGGCGGCTCACTCGGCGGGTGACAGGATGTATGAGGTCGACATCGACCCGTTCGTGTTCGTGGTGTCCGGCCATGCGCTGACCTCGATCGACAAGGTGATCTGCCGGGCCGGTGACATCGATGTGGATGTGACCGATCAGTGCACGCGCTACACCGGCCAGGGTGGCAGTCAGTATTCGACCTACGGGGCGAAGGCGGTCATCACGGTGACGCAGGCGCAGGCGGCGGTGATCCGCGGGAGGGTGGCCAAGGGCGTTGATAATACGCTCGGGATCAATAACCCGAACCACGATCATTCCTATAACGAAACCAGGGGGCAAATAGCCAACAACTTGCCTGCCAGTGATGGCCCTGACGCCACGGCCTCGGCGACGCCGAACTATCCGTCGCTTTCCGGTGTTATCGAGCAGACAAATCATTATGTTTTCAGCTGGGGTGGTGGGACGTTAAATTCTCAGATCTGGATTGGTGGCGTACGTCAAACGCAATTTGATGGTTATGGCAGCGGCATCAATCAAACGTGGGAAGGTACCACATCAGGAAGCACAGTTCCGACAATTACCCATTATCCAGAGACAGGAAATTCCGCGACGGTCACGATCAGCAAGGCCACCCGTGAGGCAGTGTTTGCAAATGACTCAGGGTCTGTGGCGCAGGCTTCGGCCCTGACCGGCTCAATCAATTCGGTGGCAGATGCGATGCTGGGCGGGACGCTGCACGCGGATGTGACCGCGCCGGATACCGACCCGGACGATGTGATCGGCGATTTGCTCAATACCTGGTGCGGGATATCATCGGTGTCTCTGGTCGGGTCGCTGTCGGCGACCTACAAGTTTAACGGGGTGGTGTTGGAGAAGACGCCGGCCATGCAGATACTCAGCAAGCTGGCGTGGCAGTGCCGCAGTTGGTTCCGCGTCAACGCCGGAACGGCGGAACTGATCGTGCGGCCTGACAGCCCGTCGTCCGACAAGACCATTGCCGCGGTGCGGCTGGAAGGTGGGACGAAGGTCTGGTCGCGGCGCAAGACCGGCGGCGACGAGGTGATCAACAAAATCATCGCCAAGTACGACCGCGACTGGACGAAGCCGGCCGGTGACGATGCCTACCGCAACAGCCTGACGGTGTCGGATGCCACCAGCATCACCAACTTCGGGACGCTGGAGCGGCCGGAGATGTTCCTGTTCGATTTTGTCACATCGGAAACGCTGGCCGATACGCTGGCGGATTTCTACCTGGCGACGTACAAGGACCGGCGATGGCGGCATGAGTTCGATGTGATGCTCGACCAGTGCGAGCTGGAGTTCGCCGACGATGTGACGCTTGGCTTCGATGGCAACAAGGTCGGGACAATCGTCGAGGTCGGGTTCAGCCCTGGTGATATTGACCGCATGGATGTGATCAGACTGATCGTGGAGGTGTGAGGATGGCCGAACGGTTGCCAGACGAGGCAATGAGCCGCAATGCTGGCTGGGACATGTATCTTGGCCTGTACCAGGATTCTAAGCGAGCGGTGCCGATGCCGATGACCGGCTATGAGGCGCTGTGCCAGTTCCGGGCGGTTGAAGATGACCAGGATTCGACATTGCTGGCCACCGCGACGATTGTGGTCGGGACAATGGATGTGAACGAGCTGTTCACGCCTGACCCTGACGGCGAATGGCTGCTGCTGAGTTTGACGCAGGCGCAGATCGCGGCGGTGACCGCTGGTGAGATGTTTGCCGACGTGCTGATCAAGGCGGCGGGATCCGATCCGCGCCGCTACGCCAAATTTAAGGCGATTGTCGGAGATGGGGAGTCGGTATGGCCAACGTAAGAACCATCGTCGTCAAGGGGCGCGTCAACGCGATCACCGTCGGCAAGCCAGGGCCGCCTGGTGTGCAGGGGCTGCCTGGTCCGGCAGGTGCCGGCGTCAATGTGCTTGGCATTTTGCCAACGGTCGATGACCTGCCGGTGCCGGGGCCTGACAGTGGCGGCTATGTCGTGGGCGGTGACTATTACATTTGGGCGGATGCGGCGTGGAACAATGTCGGTCCGTTTCAGGGCCCGCAAGGCGCTGCCGGTCAGCAGGGGCTGCAAGGTGAGACCGGCCCGCAAGGTCCGCAGGGGCTGCAAGGTGAGACCGGCCCGCAAGGTCCGCAGGGGCTGAAAGGTGAGACCGGCCCGCAAGGTCCGCAGGGTCTGCAAGGTGAGACCGGCCCGCAAGGTCCGCAGGGGCTGAAAGGAGAGACCGGCCCGCAAGGTCCGCAGGGTCTGCAAGGAGAGACCGGCCCGCAAGGTCCGCACGGGCTGAAAGGAGAGACCGGCCCGCAAGGTCCGCAGGGTCTGCAAGGCGACACCGGCCCGCAAGGTCCGCAGGGTCTGCAAGGCGACACCGGCC